TATTCATTCTTCACCCAATATCCATCGGAGTTTTCGTAGTAAATCTCTTTACCATCGGAATCGTATTCATTCTTTGCCCAATATCCCTTGGAATCCTCCCAGTAAATCTCTTTACCCTTGGGATCGTATTCCATCTTTGCCCAATATCCAGTAGATTTCTCCAGATAAATCCGATTACCATCAGAATCTTTAATTTCAAATGGGAATTCTTTAATCTTTAATTGTTTGGCGATTGTCATGTTATTATTTATTAATTGCATTTATATTGCGACCTACAATTTTTACAAATGCAGCATTGTCAATATATCCCGTCCCATCATGGAATCGTTCAAGTTGATACGGATTGTATCGCACTGTTGTCATTTCATTATCAGGAACTTGTTCGACAAGATTGCCAATAATAAACGCATGAACATTCTTGCGCTTCTCACTTAGAACTCGTTGCCTACCTTTCTCGTATACTTTAAACTTTATATCTGCCAACATGATCTCATCCGCGTGTCTAGTGACTTTCCACTGACCATTTACTTTTTCTTGGATGGATAGCTTTTTACGATGAAGATTAAAGTAAACACGAACTTGTTTGCATGTTGTTGACATAAGAATTAAGTCCAAGGCTTTTCACTTTGGGAATACATTGGACGAACAGGGCCTGGACTTGAAAGAAAACGCTTTGTAGCTTTATCAAACCAAGTGTTTGTCATTGGAATCTCACCAGTGGCACGTTGCTTGCGACAGATTAGTTTACCGCAAGGAGTAGACTCCCAGAACTCTTGCATTGCATCGTCTGGATAATCATTGGCTTTCATCTCTGCAAGGCGCTCATGCTTTGAAACATCGCGCCATACCGTAATAATGTTGTCTGGCATATTGCCCCATTCACTAGCACCTTGAATTTCTGCAATAGCTGGTGGGCTACTGACCCCTTCTCCACTCTTACGTGGATGAGCAACAACGTGGACATGCACAGGATAATTAGATGCAAAGACGCGAATATTATCAATGGCTTGTGCTTGTGCTGTATTGTCACCACGATCGACATCCATCGTCATGACGTTATCAATAACAAAATTAGTTACCCCATACCGTTTGTGTGCATGAATAAACATGTTGATGAGTTTTAGAGGGTTTGCTTTTTCTCTGCTTTTGTAAATAAAGCAATGCTCGCTAAGGTATTTGAATGCTTTATCAAAATCATCATTAGCAACAATCTCTGAACTACCAGTCATATTCATCAATATGGAACCAAACGTTCGCTCTGGAGGCTGTTCAAAAGAAGCAACAACACTCATCACCCCACGCGCAGCTAAGTTAGCAACTTGATTTTGCACGGCTTGAGACTTGCCTTGCGAAGTGTATCCAAACCATAAAGTAATCTCATGCTTACGGAATGTAAGGTCAAAGCCCGGCAGGAAGAATGGATCGCCATCAAAAAGATAGTCGCCACGAATGAAGTCAATAACTCCACTCTTCATCTCCTTGGCATCTACAATCTCGTCAAGCTGACCTTTGGCAGTAGAGTCAATAAGATTTATAATCTCCCCGCCACGACCAGCTTTGAGCATGTCATTAGCGTCCTTGAGTGGGAGGTTTACAATGATGCATTTGTCAATGCCAAGCCTTGCTGCAACATCTGCCGAGCATTTCTTGCCAGCAGCATCACTGTCCATAATAAGAACAATGGTATCAAAGTAAGAAAGATATTCATAATCCTCCTTAATCCAGTTCATGTTTGACACGCCAGAAGGAATTGAAACAGCAGGAAGTCCAAGTTCATATAGAGCCAAAGCGTCCCATTGACCTTCTACAATAATCAACCGATCACTATTAGAAGAAGGATCACAAACATCTTTACCAAACAAATTGTGAACAGGGTTTGCACTGCTCCACATTGTTTTGTCATTATTGGGCATCCAGTGTTTAGTCAGGCTAAGCCGTGATTCGCAGTCATAGTGGGGGAAAATAAACTCTCCACGACTTCCTGATCCCACACTGTAAGTCTCTAATGTCTTTTTATTAATCTTACGAGTAGCAGCATACTTAATGCAATCTTCATTGAGGGGTTGGATTAACTCTGCTAGCTCTTTGTAATTTGATGACTTGTTTGCCCCTGAAAAGTTTTGAATAGGAGCTACATTGAGAAAATTACCAAGCCATGCAATACTAGCGGGGATAGAAATCCCTTTAACTAGATGCACAAGCTTCCATGCGCTGCCCTTAATTGAGGGATTTGCATGGTCATAGAATTGCCCAATGTTATACGTCTTAGTTGAAATGCTAAGGCTGTCGCCGGGATTGCCATCAATGTTGCCAATGCGGTAACACCCAGTTTGTTTCTTAGCTGCGGGAAACAAGGTTAGAACGAACTCGTCAATGCGATATTCTAGCTTTGTTTTAATTTCTTGTAAGTCGTATATTGTCTTTGTTTCAGTCATCATTAAATTGCTTTTGATTTATTTCTTCTATTGCTTTTGTTACAGGATCAAACCCAATGGTTGCTGCCATTGAGCCAATCAAAGAAGTAACAAAATTCAATCCTATTGCATCAGCCATAGGAACTAACATCATTACTTGATTCATATTCTTCTCCATGATTTCAATGCTTTGCGCATCAGGAAGTTTTTTGAATTCATCTACGTATTCAGAATTTTCTTCTGATTCACGCTTAAATGCTTCTGTTATTTCTTTTTGAAGAAATGTCGTTAAATCTCCAATCTCGATAATAATGTTTCTTAATCCTTCGTGCGTATCTTGTGCTCCTTCCCGTTGATCTTGATCACATTGGTTTTCAGATTGATCACAATTTCCGCTGTCGGTTCCGTCATGCTTTTGGTTCTCTTCCATAAATTATTTTCGTCGCAAGTCACATAGTCAATTGAAGCATCTTTACATGCTGCAATCAAATCAATTGCTTGGTCTTTAGATGATAGGTCAACAATTACTGAGTTGCCTATTTTTTTGCAAATACTTGCAAGACTTCTTACATTTTTAGCTGACAATCCAATCTCTTCAGCTTTTTTAAGGATAAGATCTTTGTCTTCTTTTTCAATTTTAGAGTAAAATGCTTCTTTGTGGTGGCTGAATGATAGATTGAACTTTCGTCCATTGTATTCCTTGAACACGCTTACTGCTGTCACGATAGTATTGTATGCTTTGTCAGATACTTCAATTACCTGACTTACATCAAATTGATTGCCAAAATAGTTTTCTAGTTCTGACGTGATACTGCCAAGCAGCCAAGTTGAATAGTCGTCAATTTTATCTGTTACTTCACGCGCTACAAATATTCGGTCAATTACTTTATAGGCTTGCTCTAAAGTAGGAGGATTATCTGATCTCATTACAGCTTGCCCACCATCTCTGATTATGAAGTGCTCTGAAATCGGATCTGTTACAATCTGCATTAAAGCAGCAACATCTTGTCGCTTGTCGTCAATTTGATCAGGATGGCTCAGGACGGCGGTTACGTCAACTTTGGATACAACATGCACCTCAGTTAGTTGCGTCTCTTCTAGGCACTGTTCTGGCTCTCTGGTGAGCAACGAGATGAAATCTTCTACTCGCTTTTTAATTACTCCGCTATAAGCGTTCCCTGTAAGCTCTTTCCCATTTCGATATTGAGCTAAAAGTTCTGCAATAACGTCGTATGGAATTGAATATTCTTCACTTACCGCTCCGATGTCATCATTTTCTAATGGAATTCCGTCAAGATATACTGTGTCTGTCATTTTTATTCTTCTTCACTTGTTGTTTCTAACCCCAATCCATTGATTCCAGCTTCTCTAAGCAGTAAATCATATGCATTTGGTGGGTCAGGTTGGTTGAATTTGAAATTTGCTGCAAGTTTTAATTTGTATAAGATATGTTTTTCATGCTGATGAACAGTTTCCCATTTTCCTGTTTCTTCTACAAATCTCACTTCCAGAAACATTTTGGCAATTTGATGCCAGTTTTCAATTATTGATACCTTCATCGTATTGATCTTGCATTTTTTGCAGGACTTTCCTTGCTATCCCAGCCATTTCAAAAATAACTGAAGCATCATCATTGATCAATAAGGAACTTTTTACTCCCCAAGGATCAGAAATTTCACGCAATGCATCAACCATTTCTGGCAAATTCATTGCTGCAACAGTATCTGCCTCTTTAACTACAATGTAATTTAACTGATCTACTCCCCATGGTGAAGGAGTGATGTCTTGCAAGATTGATTTGTTCATTGTTCTGTTTCAGTAAAAGTTAAAATATAAGCTTTGGGATGCGTTTGATTTAATTGCTCTAGTCTACTTAATACTGCTGATCTTACTGGCGTTACAAAAACAAAAAGTCCTTCAGCGTAAATAGCATAAAGCTTTTTCTTTTCTGGATTTTTTTCATAATGATATTTCTCCCAGTTCCATGATGGATTTAAGTCTAATTCAAATGGGTCATCAACATAATACTTTATTCGGGATACCACTTCGCCGCCATTAAAGAAATGACGCATTACTTCAACCATGTATTCAGTATCAATTTTTTCTTCCATATATTTAGTTGGCTAAAGATACTGCTGACTCAAGGAGTTTTGTTCCGCGTTTTACATTGTTTTCCCAATCTTGCTCAAAGCGTTGAGCAGCAATGGTTTTTGTCAATGCAGATGCGCCCCAGTTACTAGTGTAGTTCTGTGACCCAGCTTCTTTACGATTTGATGACTCGTGCGTCTCAAACTCTGTAAGTGCTTGGAAGGCATCAAGGCGTGTGCGACCTTCATTGCCGCGACCAGAATCAAACAACTCACCAATGCGAGCAGCTTTTTGAACAAGGGCATTTGTTCCTTTGTCCATGTTGCGACCATGAATACCAGCAGCCCAAGCTTTTGCTTCATCTCGTGAGCATTGCACATCATGTGCGCGCTGCAACATAGACTTGAACATATTTGAAGTGCCAGCAAAGCCATCAATTGCATCAATAAGGCGAGAAACATTTACCTCAAGCATTTGGGTGTGCTTAGCTTTGCCAAGTTCTACACCAGAAGCCATGGATGCCATGAATGTATTATTGCAAACTGTGCAGAAATTAAGGTATTTAGCCGTAAGTGCTGTAGTTTTGTCAAAAGAATCCAATACTGTAATGAAATCATCAAATTGGCGACCAGCAACTTCAAAACCTTCAGTAACCTTAAGCGAAGCAAATATCTTGCGACGATTATCAACTGTGCCAGCAGATACAATTTGATAAGGAGTTTGTCCCATTCCCTTCTTGATCACATCCCAAAACATATTGATTGATGATGGTTGATAGCTTGTGCCGTATGGATCACCAATTGGGAGCCAATCGTCATTAGCCAATAGAATCTTGAATTCTGGATCTTCGATATAAATATCTTTGGTAACGCCGAAGTAATCTTGTTCCTGTCTTTTGTAGTAGATAGGGGACTCAACAACCTCAAAGGGCATAGAGTTCTCTTGGTTAACTTCGGAGACAATAGTTGTCAGATTGTGCCATGCTTGCTCTAGCCCTGCTTGGATGTCGCGTTCTTGAATTAGGTGTGCCATAATTTTGGTTGTATTTTTTGTTGTTTGTTTTAATGTTTGGCTATGGAGCCATCTGGTTTATCAATTAATCCACCTGTAAAGGTGGAATGGAAAGGGAATATTATCTATGTTAGTGGTGCTAGAGCAGCATTGATGGAAAATAAAATTCAATTTGAAGATCGTGATGAATTTCTAAAAGCTATTTATGATGTAAATCCATCATTGGTTACAGACCCTAATGCTAAATCTCAATACAAAATTCATTTAGGAGACTTCCTCCAATACCTAAAGGCACTAAAGGCGCGCTGGTCTGATGGTATACCTTTGGTCACTGAAGACGAAGCTACACGTAGATCAAAAATTTGCATGTTATGTCCAGAGAAGTCAAAAGCTAATGGATGCTATGGGTGTAGCGGAATATCCAAGCTACTCATGCATATCCCAAAGACATTAATGGAAAACACAGATGGTTGCGGGGTTTGCAAATGTTACTTAAATAATAAGATCTGGATGAGTAATGAAGTTCTAGAGGTTGATACTAGAGATCTTCAGTATCCTTCAAACTGTTGGATACACGAAGCTTCTCTTCAGCAGTTACCTGTGAATGACAAGTAATGCACAATGCTCTAAAGCCTGACGCTTCGCAAAACAATCGTTGAGCAAAGCTAGGCAAGTCCTCAAATTCCCTCAAGCTGCCAGCTGGTATTATGTGATCAATTTGAATTTCTTTGCCCGGATATATGCTTTTACACAAAGCACATTTGTAATGCTTTGATACTCTTTTTGTTTTCTCATTCATCCGTGTGTCAAAGTATGCTGCTTTTAAGCAATCAAACTTTGGTTGCCAACGTGTGCTGGCACTACGTAATGCACTTCTTATGAACCCAAAGAAACGAGATTTTGTCCATTCGCCACTATTATATGGACGATCAACATCTAGCTTCCTCTTTACTGGTCTTGCTTTTTTCTTAGCCATATTCTTTCTCATGGCAAATCTCGCATATTAAACGCAAATCTACAATCTTTTGTATGAAATCTTTTTTTATTCCTTGTGCAGGAAAGTTTACAAATGATTTTTTTGTAATTGAAAAGTAGCGTTCAACATCATCATTGATCTCTTGAGCAGTCACTTTGCTTTTGCAATCTTGACACTCCACAATGACATTTTTTAGTTCTATTGATTCATCCATATTGATGAGTAGTTAATTGTAATTGATACAGACTATTTCCGGTCTGTAAGCGGAGCTATTGTTCCATGTTTAACAAAATTATTCCATGGAATTATTACAAGTTTCCTTCAATCGTTCACGTCTACAACTTCTTCAGGAACTGCTTCCTTGAGTTGTTGCTCACCGAAACCCCACATTGCTGCGTATTCAGGCGCACGAGACACGATTTTCTCTATTGTTACTTTGTCGATCTCCATAACTCGGAGAGCTTCTTGCAATTCAAATGTGAATAGCGCCATCTGTTTAGCAAGCTCGTGTAAGGGTAGCTTGTTGGCTGACGGAGCATGTGTTGGTTTGCTGGTAGAAGTAGTTACAGTCGGGACAGTAACGCTTGCACCAGAGATTGTGCATGATTCACTAGAAATGCTTACAGCGCCATTGTATTCATTCTTTTTGAGAGTTCCTACAAATGTAACTGTATCACCTTGGTTCAGATTGCATTCACATGCAGCACCCCATAATGACATTTTGGATTTACCAGAATTATCTGAGATGCTGATGTTGCGATAGTTTTTCCCATTGGAGCTTTGCTTTGTCTCATAAACTGCATCGATCTTGACAGGACCAAGTGACATTGCTGTTCCTCTTTGAGGTAAATTTAATACTTGATGAATTGTGCTTGCCATATTTATTTTTTAATTGATTACAGTTTTTAACTTAACAAATTAAAATCCTTCGTCAACTGCTGACTCCAACTCTTTTGACGTTTTAATTCCGTCACGAACGTAAATTACTTTCCCATTGCCAATATAGGTTTTGGGTTTTTTAGCCTTACGCTCATCTTCGCTTTGGCTGATTGTAGCCGATACGTTTTGTTTGAATTTATCATTCTTGTCATCTATGAAAAGAGTCAAGGGAATGTAAGTTGCGTTTTTCCCGACGATAAACGTAGCTGGGTCTAGTTTATCAAGGTCTTCTTTCTTCAAGCTGATGCTTATAATTGCTGACATAATTTATTTAATTAATCTAGTTTTGTTGTTTTGGTATGCGGCTTGAACTACTGGGTTCGCGCCGTGAATTGTTGTGTTTGCTTTGGCAAGTTTTGCGTCAAGCTCGGCAAGTGTAGTTTGTGCATTGAAAGATGCAATAATTTTATTGACCAATTCTGAATTTATTTCTGAAGCATTATCTCTTTTTCCGTGGTCATTGGTAGCGTCAGCATCTTTTGTGTCGTCAATGCAGAACAAGCCATTAAGGGCATACTTGCGTGAGTAAGATGAACAAGCTCCTGTAACTTGGGCCGAGTCTTGCCCTTTCTTTTCGTCAGCTTCACGTGCAAAAGCACTTACTTCTAGCCACTCTCCTGTCTCAACACTAATTAAGCGAGCAGTAGATCGAACGTAAATTCTATCCCCGATCATTGAGATGTCGTCACTTATAGTTAACGCAAGACTGTTTTGAGCAAGAAGAGGTTTAACTGCTTCTAAAATGCCTTCCGCATTGCGATAATTGTATTTAGCAAAAGCGTTAAATTGATCTTTGGGGCATTTCAAGTCACGTTGGACTTTACATAGTTTATGAGCAATGTCTTTCATTTTTTTATTTTTGTGTTGGTTGAGTAAGAGCTTTTTCTATTGTCCATCCTCTGCTGATTCTTGTGCGGATGGTTTGTCTTTTAATGCCAGTGGCTTTTTGCCAATCTAGTAAATGCTTTGTCTGATTATTGTGTGTTAAATAAATGGTGTTTTCTTTATTGTTAGCATTCATTTGAGGAGTTACAAATCGGCAGTTTTCAGGTGAGTATCCTTTGTAATTTTTGATTCGATCAAGTTGAAGACCTTGTGCGTATCCATTGTTTTCAGCCCATTCAATAAATGCTGCGGCTGAAACCCATTCTTCACATACGGATATTTTCTTTTCTTTGTATGATTTTGTTTTTGGATAGTTACCTTTGCATCTTCGATGCATTTCTTTCCAGACTTCGTGAATTTTACTTCCTGTTTTTCCGTGCTTAGTGTAACTTCTTTTCATGAATGGGTGAATAATTACTCACGCTTTTGAAGTTGTCAATTGTTTTTTTATTAATTTTCTGATTTGAATTGAGGACAACAATGCGCAAATCCACAAAAAGAATTACAGTAGGTCTTTTCTCCTGCTCTTTTCTCAATGATTTCTCCAGGTTTAATGTTTTCATCAGCTTCTGCTTTAGTGTCATAGACCCTTCTTGCTCGTTGTGCATCTGGTTTCTTGACTGCAAAAGTGTCTGGCTTTGCCCATTGTTCATCTAAGGTGCATTTCCTTGAATCCCCAAGCGAAGCTCTATGATGCTCCATAACACTGCTATAAATTAGCTTATTAGCATATTCTTCGTCATAAGGATGAATGAATGTTCTGATTGGTGTCTTTGGATACGATGGATCAACCTTGCTTAGCATGTATTTCCAGTCTCGCTGGAAGTAAGTTACTCCTACATACTCGCATTTGATTCCATTTCTTATCGCCAACCAAGCATTCATTTGAACCTGTTTGTAATGTTCATCTTTTGCTTTCTCTTGAACGCCTCCAGTAGCTTTGTAATCATAAAGGCAATTGTCAGCCCAAAAATCCATTTGCCCTGAGATAGTGACTGACTGATTTCCAATTACGATATTAGCAAAGTTTCTTACTTCAGCTAGTTCTCCATTCTCTGGACGCGCATACTTCTCAAGAATACTATGGATTGCTGTGCCTAGGAGAGCCATGAAGGACGAATACTCGTCTTTTACGGGTTGTGAATGCATAGCGAGGTAAGTGCGCTGTGGCGGCCCCACAAGCTGCGTGACGGTGTAGTCTGAATTGCCTTTGTTATAGTCGCTTGCTGCTAGTGCGCGAGCAAACGGTGCTGGTAGTGATGAATTGGACATTAAATAGATTGTTGGTGTTGAATTATGATGTATTGATTGTGGACTAGTCTGGCAATATGATTACACAAATACTGTTCGTATCTGCGATCTTCATCTACGTATCCATCAATGTGAGCAAACTCTTCAATTAACGTAGAAGTAAGATAGTCTTCTCCACTGGCAAAAGCTGATTCTGTCAAATTAACTTCACCATTCATTACAAAAGCAATTAACTTAGAATCAATACATCTTACTTTTTTGATTTTGTCGCAAGTGTTTATACCTGCTGATTTGATTTTGGCAACTGCATTTGCAATCATTATTTTTTCGTGAATAGATGGTTCTAAAACTTCAAATTGATATTTTTTACTTTTCAAAAGCATGGAAGCAACTTCCTTGTTCATTTTATGAGGGTTCTCATTAAACAGATTAGTAGCTGTTTCCTTAAAGACATCGCACCAATCATGAATTTCCGGGAAACTGCATTCTCGTTCTTTGCCTTCTGCTGTAAGAAACTTAGTTATTAAGCTAACATTTGTTGACTTTGCAATTGCTCTGCCAATATCCCACATTACGCTCCATTGGCTCTTTAATGTCCTATCCTCTGTAAGCTGAGTTTTTGTTTTTAGATTGTAGCCATATGTGAATTCTTCTGCTACTCCAACAAAGATCCCACGATAAAACCATTTAGCTGAGTGCTTATCTGACAACATCTCAAACTCTGGGCAATCTTCTTCTATCTTATAGCTTTCTTCATTGAGGATGTATTCTCCAATATTGGCCATACAAGCGGCGATCTCTTCGCTTTCGATTATAACTACACTTGATCCTCTATCTGCGCTTACAGGGGCATCTGAGACGATTGTGCTACCATTCTCGTCAACAGTGTTTGAATACAACTCTCTCATTACTGTCCAGTCGTCCCAATGCTTGCCTAAATCAGTAGTGTATGGCATTTGTTTGTCATTGCACATAACTAAAGATTTTTCCTCACCCCTGAAATCTATCTTTTTTGAAGTAAATTTATAGGTTTCAATTAATCCATTGTTATTGTTTACAATAGTGATTGGCCAATTACGTGAGACGCAAATTGCAATGGCATATTTAAGCCCAGTTCCGTAATAACCTATGGGAGAGTCTGAGTTTGGTTTCGCCGTCATCGCCATAATTTCCCAACTTAATGGATTTATGACTGTTGGTGTGATAAAGTTAATGAAATTTTTCATAATACAAAATAATCAAAAGGAACTATTTAACAAATAGCGTGTCTATAAGAGCGATTAATCATGGCGACTGGCGCCCAAACTTCAGTTATGTGGAGTTTTAATTGATTTCCGTTCATGTGGTAACAAGTAGAATTTTCTTCATATGCTATTTCTGCAATAACTTCTAAGCCATCATCAGAAATTGACGTTATTCGGCACGGAGCCATATAGCAATATAGGTTCTTTCCGTCAGTAATAGAATGAACAATTGGTTTACCAACTTCGCAATATCCATCAATTGATTCATAGTCAACTAATGGACCGTTCCACTCTGGCCAACAGATCTTTAGGATTTTGCGATGCTTTTTAACTTCTTCTTTATCTTCATGAATAATCTTTTGAGCAGTTGCCACAGCTTCTTCTTTGATGAAGAAGTCAAACATTGGGGTGTCCATAAGTTAAACTAGATCAAGGATTGATCTCCCTGACATCATCATCATTAAAATATAAGGATGTGGTTCCTTATCTGGTGTGCCAAACATATATCCCAATAAGAAACTAAACTCTACAGTAGCTGCTTGTTTTGTTCTCTCGCCGCTTTTAGTTTTTTCTACTACTCCCGCTTGAGAAAAGACTTTTCTCAATCTTTCTTTTAAGGGTGCAAATTGATCTTCTTTTGTAATTGGTTCTTCAGTCATATTTATTATTTTACTTCTAATGTTTGTTGTTGGATTTTACCCACTTTAAGCATCCAAGGATCAGGATTTTGAAGCAACGGCCTGAGCCAGTCTTGAACAGTTGGAATATAACCGCAGTCTTCTGTTACATGCTGCTCTGATAAAAGCTTCACTGGTATTTTTTTGCCATGACTATTTGTAATGTAATGACCAAATACTAAGATTGACTGTTCAACTCCTTGTGCGTGATGACGTAAGGCTCTATGAGTCCAGTTACCAGTCAGTTGCTTTGTCTCATCAAACCATTGATGTAGGTCAATGTAGTCTTCTGGAGTGCCGCCCCACTTAATGCAGCTGCTTTCAGCGTGTTTGTAAGGAGTCATAATACATCTAGTTTTACAGAGCCTTGATAAGTATCAGTTCTTTCCATAGTCCATTCCATATGGCTCACGGTATTATTAACAAGATCATATTCAATATTATCTCCATAATCAGTTCCGTCTCCAGCGCCATTATATGGATAATGATCATCTGCCCATTCATATAACTCATCTCGCAGTTCTGGGCTGTAAGGATATGTCTGAATTTCTAAATTCCCGCAATCGCTTCCACCTGATAATTCAACAACAAATTGTTTAATTTCTGCTGCAAGTAGTTTTTGATGTAGTAGTTTTGGTAATGGTTGTATAGTCATTTTGTTTTTGGTCTATAGTTGTATGGGTATTCCCCGTAAAAAGCTTTATAATTTTCAATAACTTCCATGTTTGTATGAGTGCATGACCCATCTTTCCACATGAGGGTTACCTTTTCTTGGTTTTTAGGTCTAGGTTTTTCTTTAGTTATTGCATTGCTACTCATGTTTAATTTAGTTGGCTAAAAAAGGTGGCCGATGCGCGCGGCATTATGACTTTTCATCTTACAGTGTGTCGCTAGTATTACGTTTAGCTGTCCAGAGGTGAGAATTATTAGAGTTTCATCCGATCGACCTTTTATGTTCCTGCTTACCGTATGCAGGGCTAGCTTGACGCTACTAGCGGGTCCATCAGGAATCCTCTTTATCAGTGAGTTCCTAATGCCTAAGGCAGCGTCTTTCCGCTGTGTCTTTGTGGTGATGTGCTACTACGCTAAAGAGAAGATCGACCTTACCATTTACGGGGTGTCTCACTACTTAACCAAGGGAGCCAAACGAAACTCGTTTTCAGGAAAGCTATCCCATTGCTTTAGTGATTAGCGAAATCACCTTGCATTGATAAATGGTTCTCACGGTAATCAAAGCCGAATTACATTTACCCTCTGAACTTTCACATGATTGATGCTCCTCTCACATGCTACAACGTCACGATTTGCTCTTGTCCCACTCATTATAGGATGGCTGCTTCTAAGCCAACCTTTCACCACACTCGCACCCACTGTTCAGGTCGCTCAACATCCACCCAAGCTTGCTGTTGGACGTATATCCTAAGTAGAGACTTACAGGTATTGTTTACTCAGTTGCCCTCAATGCAATAAGCGCGAGTGTAGTGACATGCTAAACGGCATGTCAGCGTTTATCGAACATGTTGATGCAATCAACCTTGCGGTGATTGATCTTTTCTATTCGGAATATTAATTAATTACACAATCATCTAAAGCAAAGCTAATTTCAATTTATTTAGTTTTAATTTTTATATTTTTATTTGCTTTTTTGATTTTAGCCAACTAAAGTTTGCTTGTGGACAGAACTGCCATAATGAAGAAACTTGGATTGCAAGGTTTTAACAAGCCAAAGCGAACTCCATCACACCCAAAGAAATCTCATGTAGTCATGAGTAAAGAGGGCGACAAGACTAAGCTGATTCGTTTTGGTGAACAAGGTGCTAGTGTGGCAGGAAAGCCTAAAGCTGGCGAGTCTGAGCGAATGAAGGCAAAGCGCAAGTCGTTTAAGGCTAGACATGCACGTAACATTGCAAAAGGAAAGATGTCAGCGGCGTGGTGGGCCTCAAAAGTCAAATGGTAGTATAATTTCTTATGATGAATAAAAAAATGGCCGGATACGGCAAACCGATGGTAGCAGCTAAATCAGCTGTTAAAAAAGTGGCTAAGAAAATGGCTCCAGCAGCTAATAAACTTGCCAAGAAGATGAAATAATAACCTAGCGTAGCCTCGTAACTGGGGCTGCGCTTTTCTTTTTATGAAAAACACTAAAAGCACAGTTCAATTTGTTAAGCAACCAAAATCAATAGCTAAAAAAACATCAACATATCGACAGTAAGTTTACAAAAAACTTAAACTAATGATATGGCTTTTCCTTTTTTGTCTTTATTGGATTGGCTTCTATGCGATTCTGTGTCTATTGGAATGAAACACAACAAATCTCCTAATTTATTAATACCAGCATTGGATAACTTGTGGCGATATGACTTTTTGTTTCTATCGTTTCTTGTTTCTTCTGAGATAAGCGCCCACTGTGAGCGTTTTAGCTGCCCTGCTGCTGTCTCTCCTGACATTCCAAGGACTTTTGACACTTCTGTAGACGTAACCCACTGATCTGTCTCTCCAACCAGTTCTGCGATAGCCATTAGCATGAAAGCTTCTTGGTAATTAATAGCGTTTTTGTTTATGTTTCTTGCAAAACAGTTTAATGCTTGTATTTTGTTCATTTTTTTGTTGGTTAATATTGTTTTTTATATGTTGCTATGTCCATTAGCTCTTGAATGCCAATTATTTTGAAATCTAACAAGTTATTTACTGTTTCAATGCCTTTTGCGTTAAGCCAATAATACGACTTGTGGACTTTGCCTGTTTTTCTACGCTTGAATTCGAGCCAGAACTTTAGCCGACTAATCGTTGATCTCATTTCCATGCTGGTCATTAAGTTAACCTCAGCTTGAGTAGCTTCAGGAACTAGCCCAATTGCTGCTTTATTAGCGCATATACCAGCAACTGCCACAATAATGCAGGCTTCTTTGACCGTTAAGCCATAAGCCATGCTGTTTCGAGTGAATGATGTTATAGCGTCTATTTTGTTCATGATATTTCTTGATCAATTGGTGCTTGTCTTGCGTATAAAGTATCACCATCTACCAAAACTGAATAATTACCAACATCTTTACTATCAGGCAACAATGGCAACTCAATAGTTACAACTCTTGCGCAATACAGTGAGGTGTTTGCTATTTTAATAACTTCTTCATTAGCTTTTTCTGGCAATCCTGTTCTCCATGGATAACCAGTGTTGCTCATGTGCATTGTCCATATTGTTGATCCTCTTGGTCTGACGAAGATAAGGTGTATTTTTCTTAGTTGCATAAGTTTGGTGTGACTAGGTTCCATATTTCTTTTCTAAGTCTTCTTGATTTTGCTTCTGACTCTTCTAGCATTTCAGTGAATTTGATTAATGCGTTTGCTAATTTGCAATAATTGCTTGCTAATTCGCCAGCTTCTTCAGCATTTAGCAAAATGTCTTCAAAGCCATTATTAATTTGTTTGTAAATGTTAATGATAATATCTTCACGATTCATAATTTATTCTTTCTTATACTGTGTTTTAACTCAATTAATTCATCTTCAAGTTGTTTGATTCTCTTGGTTTGGCTTGCAATTATTTCTTTAGCAAATTCGTCAGCAAAAAGCCTTTTGTTTTTTGGAATTGATTCGTTTAAGCGATCATATTTAGACGCAATAGCATTAAGCTCGCGTTCTAATTCTCTGCATAAATCAAGAGTTATTGGCGCACTGCTCCAAGAATCTTGCCATGATTTGAAATAAGCATCTGTCCTAGGTGTGTCTTCAATCATTTTTCTTCAGTTTGCAAGAAATAATTAATAGCTTTCCGTCTACTGATTTCACGTCTAGCCCATACATTTTCAGCACTACCTCCAGCGCGTCCCGTTGTTCTTTAAGCCTGATAAGGTTAGACCTGCACTCGGTCGCGTCATGGCCATCGAGTAACTCAGCTAGGCAGTTGTAGTCCTTTTGTGTTTCCATCAGCTCCTCTGTCGCATCGGCAAGCTCGAGTTCTAGATTTTTGCTTAAGCGTTTAGCGCATTGCAAATGCTCTAAATAACCGCTAAAGTGCTGCCATACGGAATCTGTTCTTGGTGTCTCGTTCATTTTGTTTCGTTTGTTGGTTATTCAGAACATTCCGCATCAGGCAACTCTGGGCGTGCCTGTGCTTGGCTGTTCGGCTGAATAAATTCGTGCGGGAACTCCTCGCTGAATCCGTAGTGTTCCCTGAACTCTTCCCCCGTCATCGGATCGTTTTTTGCAGCCACCAATCCGTCTGTGGCATCAACCGTTTTCAGGACATATCTGCGTTCCATCTTATTGCGGTCGATAGTGACCACAAAAGGCCACGGTGGTGCGCAACCTTCGGGCGCGTCGGAGTTGGTTTGTGTTTTCATAGCAAAAAAGAACGCCACGAGACCTGTTGCGCGGGGGCAAGGAAGGTTTCTCGTGGCTAGGTAAGTATTTTAACATGGAAAATCAGCATTGCAAGCCTAACAATTTGCGCATTCCTCGCATACGTCATCATTTTGTTCTGCTAATGTTTTCCAAGATAAAAAAAGCTAGCTTATCTCTACCGTAAAAGCAATTATCGCAAAAACAGTTACTTCTTGGCAATGGCTTTTCTGATTCTTCCAAATAAAAAAGTGCGTTATTTGGATTTCTTTCATCATACACGCAAAGATATGTTAGTATTTCTTCGATGTTCATGCTTCATCCTCCTGTTCGCGTTCTCCCATGAAATCGTGCATCTGCTCGATCTTGTCCATTTTCATCTGCCATTCCCACTCGTCGTTCTCGCGGTTGAGTCGATCTGTTAGGTTTAGCATTGACACGGCATAATTTGCTTCTGGTTCGTTCATAGTTGTTTTAGTTAAAGTTAGAACATGTCGATGCGCTCAACCTTTCGGTGAGCGATCTTTGCTGGTCGCGTGGAAAGATTCTAGCGCGTCACGGATCAGTTCCGCTTTGCGTTTGCATGAGGTCAGGCAGATTCGATCTTGCCCCCGATGGTCGCCCACTTCCCATTCGTGCCACTTTTGCAGCGGGGCTAGATTTTTCAGCAGGTAGCCGGGCTGAGCGATGAAGAAACGCGAACAATGCACGGCATGAGCGGATTTCTTCTTCGTGGTTTTCGTGGCTTTTTTCGCGCTCATGTCTGTGCTGTGTCGATCATAAACAATCCTCCTCTGCAATCTCATCCATTGTTGGTAATTTGCCTTTTTTATCGCCAAACTCTGAAGCATACGCTTTTTCATTTTCCGTTTGAGGTAGTTCGCCGCAAAATTCGCATCGTTTTTCTTTGAATGATTTCGCAATCTCGGAAAGCTCGCGCTCTAGTTGCTTGGCGTGGTCTTCTAGCTCTATAATGTAATCGAGAGCATTTCTTTTGCGTTCTTGAGTCGGCTTTATAGCGTCCGTTCTCGGTGTCGGTGTGTCGTTCATAGTTCGTTCGGGGTTGTTATTTCCCAAGGCAGCAGCGTTTCATCAGCTTTTTCTAGGGTGTCGCATGATAGGTCGCGGTATTTCTCGGCTAGGCGACGCGCTTCGTCCCGCTGCTCGGTGACGGCGGTAAGCTCGCGTTCTAGGAATTGCCTTTTATCATCAAGTTCTATCCACGCTTTACGCAGTCCTCTTGATTCAGATCTTTCGGCATTTATCGCACCGTGGTCTGGGTCGTTACATTCATTCATAGTTCGTTTTAGTTTGTTAGATATTTATTTTTTGATTGGAAAATTCGCCCTGTCGTGATTCTCTGGGCTAGAGTGTTTTTAACCGTCATGACTCGGTGCTGGAGTTATGTGCGACTTCTGAAGAATCGCGTATTGTAGCTGTTTCCTGGCTTCGCCTCGCGGAACTCTACGCCTTCCATTAGACTACTTCCATGATCCGATTCGACTTTTGCTCTTGAAAGCCATAAGTCTCTCTTGAATCCTACAGAAGATACTAGGTACTTCTGCTCATCTGCATTGAAGCCTACTATTTTTTTATCGTAGTAGACTGTTCCTATTTCTAGCGGTGTATCGTCAAATATGCTCATGGTCGTGCGTTGGTTAATTCTATAGCATTGTTTTAGATGTTGTCATATACAGAAAACCATTTATCAGGAAAATCACAAGGTTCACTACAGTATTTACAGTTTGGACATGTGATTTCTTCCGCATACATTTTGTGTAGTAGTGTGAATCCGCAATTGCCGCAGGTTACCATGTTGACACTTTCTAGTTTGTTAATTGCTTTTACTAAGCACAGCTGTTCGTCTACTAATAAGTTTGTTTTCATAGTTTGTTTTTGCCTAGGCTCAGCGTCTTTGCCTGTTCGTACACAAAAAAAGGGAGAGACGGACTAGCCGCCTCCCCCAAACACTACACACGGAAAGTTTATGGTAGGTCTTCTGTTGCTGGAGCGCCACCTTGACCGATGGCTTTTAGATACAATGCAGATGCAATAAGCTCTTCATAAGCTTCATTGTCCATGATCTCCATCGTTGCGATATGGCGTGGTGGCATACAGCCTGACGAACGACCACCTCCCGGCAGTGCTTTGTCCCATGCGCGAAGCACAGTGACTTTGCCAAGCGCGCAAGCAACGTCTAGCGGCAGTCCTGTCGTGGTGATTGATTCACCAGATCGGGCTGCAATCTGTAGCTCTACTTGTGTTGGTGTTGTCAGTCCGAAGACTACCTTAGCACCAGCAATCGCGCTAGGCATAATGTTTTTTAGCACGTTGAATTCAGCTTCATCACGGCAATGGATTAGTTTGTTTACGTTTGACATATTTGTATTTAGTTTAGTTTGTTGAGTAGCGTGTATTTGACGGAATACGCAACCTCCGTTGTAATTAACACTTATCAATTACATAACCACCTCATGCGAAGCTTTCTTTTCGCTTTGCAATCTTTAACGCTTTTGGCAACGAACCAGTCAGTGTCATGGCTGATACGATTGCGTCCAGTTTTGGATAGTCGCGCAGGCTAAACTGTTTTGGTTGCTTAGCTGGTGCTACTCCACGTTGACCTAGTGCATTTACGCATTGGCTACTAGGCTTAGCCCATATGTGTGATATGGTTTTGCTTGGGATTGCTGGACTAGTTATCGGCTCTGAGAACTTCTGAACTGGGGGAACATACAGTGTGCTTTCCAAGAATTTAGTCTGGCTAAACGGATTTGGTGCTGGCATGAAATACTTTTCATACGTTGTGGTAACGCCCATGATGTTTGTAGTGACATTGCGCGTTGAACCCTTCATCTGGAACAAAGGCTTTTCTTTTACCTCTGTATAGCAATACGCTTGAGTGTCTTCCAACGCATCGTATTGCTCGTTGTGCATCATACGTGCTACGTAGAACGCTTTTTCGATGTTTCCGTCATATTTCTTGACGAGACGCATTGCTGTTTGCTCTACGCGCTGATCAATGATGTCATGGTAGTCTTGTGACTGATATGTTGGAGAACCTGACATGAAGTCAATTAGGTCACCATTTTCAGCAGCTAACTCCATCACCAACATTTCTGTCGGGGACATGGTTTCTGTGTCTAGTTTGTCAGACATGGCTTCTACCATCATCTGAGCCTGATGATCACCATCGAACTCGTAACAGTATTGCAGCGAGTGCTCTGAGTCATCCTCTTCGATTATACCCTTGATTAAGGCATACTCTACTTCTGACACAGAATTGGATGGATGGTTTGCGTCCGTAGATTTCACAGTGCCTTCCATTGTTACATGGAAAGACGCTGGTGTTATCTTAGGGTCGCGCATCATTGTTATGAGGACAATCCATTGATTTCCAACACGCATTGCTGTTGATGTCGCAATAAGGTCTGTATCACCAACAATCTGTTGTGCAACACGATTGAAGTCACCACCAATTGATCTTCCAAGGCGCGTAGCAACGGATTGCAATGCACTGTTTGGATTGTTGTGCATGATTGGAGAGTATTTCCCATCCTGTGCTCCAAGGTCAACTCTGATCGAGCCGTGCTTGAAGATGTAACGTGCGGGGCGATGATAAACCGTATTGTTTACCAAGCCACTACGTGTAACTGGACGCTCATATGGAGGCCATAAGCAAGTTTCTAAGTCATTCCACTTGCCATTAACTTTAGAGCTAACGGTGATGGATTGATGCGACTTACGCAGATTAGCCGCTTTCCATTTCTCTAGCGATTTGTGCGAAGCAATCACACCAAACACTATGGATATGGCAATCTGTGGATGGTAAGGCTCTTGTGAGGCAACCTCCATTAACTGGCGGCGAACTCGTGATGGGACACCACCAAACTCCTTAACTATCCACTTCCGCGCATAGCTAGGTAGAAGCCCTGTTTTAAGGTGGGCGTATTCCTGTTCGCTGATTAAGTTTTGATCATGTAGGCCAGCGAAACCCGCATAATTTTCTGTATCGTGTTGTGTATTCATAGTATGTAATGCTAATTTAACCTATAGCGAAGCTTCTTCTTGACAACCATTGCCAATTTAGTAAGCTAACGCTATGGGAGATTCTATTCAGCCTGTCCGTAAGGGACGACCACCAAAGATCGCAGATCAAGTTTGGTTGGAAATTGAAGAAAGGTTTATATCTGGTGACAGTTCTTTGAAAGACTTAGCCATTGAGTTCGGGCTTAAGTATCAAACTGTCTTGTCACGAAGCAAAGATAAACGCTGGCTTAGTGCTCAACGTGTGTCTCGTGCATTAACCCGCACTGATTTACCCCCAACTGATACAGCAAAGCAAATCGCAGATAAATGGGCGGCGAGAAAAGAAGAGTTTAGAGAGAAGTTATACAAAGGAACAACTAGAGCATTAGACTCATTCTGGCTCATGTCTCCTATCCCTCAGGACTTTGCGGAGGCGGAGAAAGCTATGAAGATGCTTGATAAAGCCATCAACCCTGAAGAAGGTAAGTCAGATGGTTCTATCAACCTCAGCATTCTTACCAATGGCTTCAACCCAACACCAATCATTGATGTTTAGCCAAGTTTAGCGTAGCATTGATTATGGCTATTAAGCTGATATGCTCAATAAAGGCAAAGAAACAGCTAAAATACGCCTAAACAGAGCACACAATGGCACTTTCTAGCCCACTTTGACCACTGACTAGGGTGGAGACAGCGGAAACGTGTTACCCCCTGCTTAAATCGGCTTGTAGGAGCACTGTGGGCATGGATGTTTAGATGGGATTGCCCTAGGTATTTGCCTGAATGTGGTGATGATGTGTGGTTTATTGGGGGAATAGCAGTACAGATCAACCAAACACTGGTTTATTGCAGTAGCAAGGGATTTTGTGTTTACGCCCCGTGTGGAGACAAGTCTTGCTGTACTGTTGCCTTAGATTATTGTTGTTACATTGTATTCTTATTAATGAAGACAAGTATCCTTACAACCTCCCTAGTGCGTTCCGAATGAAAAGCATTATCTACTCGGAACTTTCTACGTCCATTAAAGAACGACACCTTAGGAGTCAACCTCCTGCCAGCTTGTTTAGTCTCCCGCTGACACCCGTTAGCCGCTTTCCAGCTGTTCAGGTCTAGTTGAGAGTGTGGAAGATTCACGTCTTCTCGCGTAGCCCTCTCTTTTATACTGTGATCGGGGAGCGAACAGTGGGCAATGAAAAACCCGTCCGAGATACTACCTTCGAACGGGCTTTCCAACCATGAAACACAAGCACGGAAATCTTTGTTATACGGTAGTATCGCAAGAACGAGCAACGATTAATGCATTAATAGTAACTTGTCAACATTTATTTTCTTTGCCTGTTGCATTACCACCAAGGGCACTATTAGTGACCTGTCTTTGCCTGCTGATCCTGTGCTGTTAGAGAATTGGATAAGTTAAGTTGTTCTCTGTAATGCGCTTTGCACCCAGACCTAAGCCCACAAGGTTGTTACGCCCTGTGAGCTACGGTCTGATTACAACTCTACATTACGGAGAGGAACAGTCATGTCACCCCAGCGACTGAAGAGCCTGAAGAGTGTAGACTTCCTGTGTTGCGATGGAACTTTGAGCAATGTGATAGGCTCAGACTTAGGCTTACGCCCTTGTAGGTATTCCATTGCCGCCAACTGACCCACTGCACGCAGGTTTCTTTCTTGTTTATTATTCATATTCTTTATTCCTTAACCTCCTTGAACGGAAGGAGTAACCGAGTGTTGCCGTGTTGACACCACCATTGCTGTCCACTTTAGTCTGGCTAAAATGAACAGTGTATGGAAGCATTAAACCTCTTGATACAGCTCAAGGAACTTATCAAGAGAGTGCGTCACAGTCGCCCCAGTGCTCTCGTTAAAGCACAGGACAACCCAATGTAGGGTGGCATTCACAATCCTCCCTCGTCTCGCCGTCAGCTTAGATACCCATAAGGAACCAATGCTTGGCGTATCAATTAATGGTTGATCAACCTGCTTGTTTATAATCTCAAGCATTCTCTCAACCCAGTCATCATCAGTGTAATCCATAGTTAAATACTCTGTTTTAGCCAACTAAAGTGCGCGAGCAAACACCTTAGCTTCTACTTAACCTTAAGCAGACTACAACCCACCACCATTGGCTGATGATGGGCTGTGTGTCTGATTATATTCTCACTCTGAAAGTTGCCAATTTTTCTGAGTGAACTACCCTTACTTCATTAGCTTTCGTATGTGGGAGCGCTTTGGAGCTAGTTGATATTTCGACCCCCCATGGAGTATTCTCCTGAACCTGCCACCTATACCCAAGGTGATCGATCCAGAATGCCCACTCTTCTACACTTAAGTGTTCAAGTGGCAGTGTTTGAGCATTAACAGAGTAGTCAAATCCAAGCAACTCCTTGATGTTTTCCGTAGTCATATGTGTATATGCAACTGCATGTGCGCGGTGCAGAATCCAATCACTGCACAGATAACCAACATCGCTGGTCAGGCGTTGCTCTCCCCATTAGAACTGAATAAGGGGCAGGAAATTCGTGCCAGTTTAGAGACATGGCTGGTCTCGATGGAGGCTACTCCCACATCTCTTTAGATGTGTAGTCCTCGCTTGCCCAATCAGGCACTGGCTCAAACTCGACTGCCTTAGCAGCCTCATAGCTACCAAGTTTGCCCAGTTCGGTTGCCGCCACTGAAGCAATCCGAAGATCGCCAATGGCAATTGCGTGTGCTTGGATGCAATGCCCAAGCTTTTGTAGTTCACTAGTCATATTCGTGTATGGTTTGGTTCAAGCTGGCCTACCAACGTGGTAGGTTGCAGCGAGAGGAATATGACGCAACCCCCATCACCTTTCGGTGACAGGACGCTTTGGGCTTAATGTCTGTTTAACGTCGCCCAAACGACGGAGTAGTTTTAACGCCTTGCTCAGGGCGAAGTCTTACCAATTACGATCTATCAAGCAACGCTTAATGATCTCTGATATTGTCTCATCAATCTCATTGATTGCGTGATTGATGAAGCCTGAGCCTGAACCCATTCCTGCTCTCACGCTTCGGCAGTCAGCCTCGTGTCTTTCTTCAAACGGGAACGATCCTTTAGGTAGTAACGCTCTCAAGCCTTCCTTCCTTGCTTGTAGTTGATTGATCGCTAACGCGGCTGTCTCTGGTAGTTGTAGTGTAGTATTCATATGTGTGTGTGTTGTGTGTGTAGTCTGAGGGGCGGCGGGTGTCACCTGACTCCCCTACTCCGCTGCATCGACTACACAGATGGAACAGAAGGTTTATGAGAAAATTTGTGAAAAAATTCATGAAAAAATTCTAATAAAAAAATCCAACTAAAAAAATCCCTTGAGTGTGTAGGGGGTATGGGGTAATAAGGGTGCATGGATAAGTATGGGTATAGCTGGCCGATGGGGGTGAACCAGTTAACGATTGAGTTGTGGTGCTATGCGCACAGGAGTTGTGGTGTTGATGAGAAGTGGGGGCATTTTAAGAACATAGTTGATTTGGCATTTAATGGTGAGGGGAGTATTCGGAGGGTTGTTTGGAACAAGTGGACAGACAAGATGATTCGGAGTGCGATTGGTGATGGTGGGAAGAAGAGGTTTTTGGGAATTGCTGGTTGTTCGTCTAGTGGTAAGAGTGATGGATTTGCGTTGTATGCTTTGGTGGAGTTTTGGAGTAGGCCAGCAGACACGTATGTGTTTGTGATGAGCACGACAAAGGCAGATGCTAGGAAAAGGATTTGGAGAAGTATTACGCAATTGTTTACGCAAGCGCAGAGGATGGGATGTCCGGGCAAGTTGGTTGATAGCCTTGGGGTGATTCAGGGGGTTAACAAGATGGGCAAGCTGACAAGGAACAGTGGGATTGAGTTGGTGGCTGCAGGGAAAGCGGAGGCTGGAGAGGCAAGCAGTGGATTGATTGGTATTAAGAGTCCTAATGTTGTAGTGATTGCAGACGAGATGCCAAACCTTGGAGATGGTATTTTGGAAGCTGCTTGGGATAACCTTACGTCAAACGATCGGGTGTTCTTTGGTGGGTTGGGGAATCCGAATTTGTTTAGTGATCCATTTGCTGATTTGTGTGAGCCTATTGGTGGCTGGGCTACGATAACAGAAGATGATGAGGATTGGAAAACAAAGTATGGAACATGTATTCGATTTAATGCTGAGAAGAGTCCTAGGATTTTAGAACCTGATGGAGAGAAGTATTTCTGGCAACCAGACCAACAGTATTGCGATAGGATTTCTGAAGCTAGGGGTGGGAAGAAGAGCCGAGGGTATTACAGGTTTGTTAAAGCATTTTGGTGTCCTGAAGGTGCTGGCAATACAATTTACCAAGAGAGTGAGTTTCTTATTAACAAGGCAACAGAGAATCAAGAACCTGAATGGGATGGGACACCAATTGTAATTACTTCGCTAGACCCTGCATTTACTCGTGGAGGTGACAGGGCATACACAGGCATTGCTAAGATTGGCAAGGTTGCAGGACGTGACCACATGCACGTCTGTCAATACAGGGGGCTAGAAGAGGACACTTCTGATAAAAAAAATCCTTTGTCCCATCAATTAGTAATTCAATGGAAAGAGTTGGCTACAGATTGGGGAGTAACGCCATACAGGGCGACGCTAGACGGCACAGGAAGCGGGATTAGTTTTGGACACATAGTTGACGCGCTTTGGAGTCCTGCTGTCTCTAAGGTCAATTTTAGCTCAAAGGCTTCAGGAAGAAAAGCGTTCTTCCGTGGGAAGGAGGTTGAGTATTACAACAAGAACAGCGAGTTGTGGATTCAGCCAAAAGAGTTTATTCGTGGTGGGCAGATAACGGGAGTCAGCAAAGAGTTAATGAAGGAGCTTTGCACACGGCAGTATTACTCAAAAGAAACTGAAAAGCTGCGCGTAGAAAGCAAGGACGAGCACAAGAAGAACAATAATGGAGAGTCATGCGACATTGCTGATATGTTCCTTATGTTAGTGGATAAATCTATTGCTTTGGGAATGTTTCATTCCGAGGAAGTTAAGAACGTAACTAAGGTGACAGGAAAGAACTGGAGAAAATTAGTTAAGAAAAAACAAATAAATGCTTGCTGTGGTAGAAAATTAAGGTAATAAAAGCCCATGTCTTTTGTCGAAAGCACACGCGAGCTTGATATGATCGCTGATAACTTGAAGAGCATTAACCCCGAAACGGGTGCTGCTCCAAAGGAGCGTATGGTGACCCCAGCTGGTCTTAGATCAATTCATGGCAAGAACATCACTGATGATGAAGTTGGCTCCTATAATAGGGGTTTAGTGCAACAAGACATGGACTTTAGTCCTCCATTTGACGAGAATGAACTAAAAAACAAGGGACAAGGTGAAAGATTCAACTTCAACACTGGCGAAGCTGCTGCAATTAAGAATGAAGCAGTGTCTGGTTATGTTGACATCTATAGCACTCCTACTACTATTGCGCAGATACCATTGAAAAATGTTTCTGACCCAATGCGTAGCATGTATGAAAACATTCTTGCAGAAGAGTTCACTACTATTGACAGGGCTAATGATTCTTCTTTTCCTACATTCTTGCAACTTTGCGACATTTACGTAACTCATGGCGTTGCTGTTGGTTATTTTGAAGATAAGCAAACAATGCATTACAAGGTTGGTGGATTAGATCGGTTTAAGTTTCCACGCAAGACAACAATCATCACGAGCGACATGCCTATGTGTACTTGCTCCAGCACAATGAGCATCATTGAGCTTTACAGTAAGATCAATGGTGATTCACCACTAAAAGGCTGGGATAAGGATGCCGTGATCAAGGCAATCACAACTGCCGCTGGACAAACGGATACTAAGTGGAACGAGTGGGAACGCTTAGAAGAAGATTTAAAATGTAATGACGTTTATCTTGAGAGCGCAGTTGACATGATTGAACTGGTTTATGGTTGGGTTGTTGAATTTGACAAGAGCGTTTCATTCTACATTACAACGAAAAGCGGTTCTGACATTAACACAGCTAAAGGAAATGAAGGATTTTTATTCAAGGAAGTCAGTTACTATGAAAATACAAACCAAGCGTTTCAGATCTTTTCCTTTACTATTGGAAACAATGCTCGTATTCACTCCGTAAGAGGGTTGGGTTATTTAATTTATCAAATTTGCAATGCAATGAACGTCTTGACTTGTAAGATGATGGACAATGCAAGGATTGAGGGATCAATGGTTATTCAGGCTACTACGCAAGAAGACCTTGAAGACTTGGAAATTATTGACTTTGCTGGAGGCATTGCACTTCCACCAAACATTAATCTCCCAGCAAGATCACAAGCAAACAACCTCAACAACTCTATGATTCCAGCCATCCAGCTTGGTCGTGGACTACTTGATCGCGCTACTGGTGGACTCAGCGCTGGCAACATGATTTTATCTGGTCAGCAAGATCGACGCACAAAACTTGAAGTTAGTGCGCAACTTGATTGGATTAACAAATTAAACAGTTTTGCCATTAACTTATTTTATGGTCCTCTTGATAAATTGATGCGTGAAAAAGTAAAGCGCGCATTTACAGTTCGTCAACCAGACAAGGAAAGCCGTAGAATGGTAGATGAAATGAAACGCCGCTGTATTGAACGTGGCGTTCCAGAAGAAGTCTTTGGCATGATTGACTATGAAAAGGTCAAGGCACAGCGCATTATCGGCACAGGCTCAAGAGTTAGCCGTGTAATGATCTATGATCAATTGCAGCAAATGTATGCAAGCATGGATGAAGTAGGGCGTAAAAACTTTACCTTCGACGTATCTGCTGAACTTATTGGCGCTGACAAAACAATTCGTTACTTTGGTAAACCAGAAGAGCAACGTCTTCCAATGGATGCTAAAATTGCTGATCTCGAAAACACTCTATTGCTACAAGGCCAACAAGTTAATCCAATTGATGGAGAGATGCACATGGTTCATATTCCTCGTCACTTGGCAATCCTTGAAGAGTCACTACAAGGAGTTGAGAATGGTCAGGTTGATCTAATGCAGTATGCAACAACATTCTCTCCAGTTCATGAGCATCTTACTCAAACTCTAGAGATGACTACTGTGCAACCTGAAATCCAAGAACAGTATAACTCATTCCTACAAAGAACTCAACAAATTGGTGAGATCATTGTTAATGGTATTCGCGCTTACAACAAGCAGCAACAAAAAGCTGAAGAAGAAGCAGCCGCCGCTCAAGAGCAAGGACAACCACAAGATCAACAGGCTGGAGCAATTCAAAGTGCTTCTCAAGAAGAGCGCATGAAGATGCAAATGCAAGCTGAGATCCACCAAGAGAAACTCCGTCAAATGAGAGAAATCGGACAACAAAAAATTGTTCTTGAAACTCAAAAAGCTATGAGTCAAATCGCAGCTAAAGATGCTGAAGTAAAAGCAAAGCTGGACAGGATTAAAGCCATGGGCTAATAAACTTTATGACAGAACTAGAACAACAAGCATTAAGCAATATTTTAGCAACTCCGTTAATGGAGAAAACATTTTCCGAAATCACCCGCACTAGATGCAGGACAGATGTTGACACAATAGAAAAAGCCGCGTTATCGCAGGCTTACAACATGGGTATTTTAGCCGGGCTAAACGCATTTTACGAGTTAGCAAAAATAAAACAAACTGTTACATTAACAACTAGAAAACTAAAACATGAGTGAAGAAGTAAACGACGACGGGGGAGATATTGAAATTCTCAGAGCAATGAACGATTCATTTCCAGTGAGTGATGAGAATGCATTTCCTGATAATAGCGAGCAATTGGAGCAAGTCCAAGCACCAGAGACGCAAGAAAAGAAAGAAGTAGTCAATAAGAGCATTGAGCAACCTGATGATTCTAATTTAATTGACGAAGCTGATGAATTCCTTGCTTTGTCTGAAGATGAGAAAGCACCTGAGTATAGCGAAGAGTCTTTCAACAAAGAGACAGAAGAAATGTCAAAAGGCATGGACGCTAAAGCTGGAGATAAATTCCGAGCTTTGCGACAAGAACTTAAGGAGTATAAGGAAAAGAAAGTAGATGTCAAAGTTTCACCTGACATTGAATCTAAAATTAAAGATCTTGAGTTGAAGGCTGCTGAGGCTGAAGGCTTACGCCAACAAGTTGAAGAGCTTAGTTCGGTTAGTGCAAAGGTTAAGGTTGAGTCATCGCGTGAATACAAACAAAAGGTTCTTGAGCCAGCTGTTACTATTCTACAAGAGTCAGAAAAGATTGCTAAAGCTCATGATGTTGATGCAGAGGTGATTCATGATATTATTCGTGAACAAGATAGAGAGTTACAAATTGATCTTATCAATGCTCATCTATCTGGACTTAACGAGCTTGAGAAACAAGACTTGTATCGCATGATGTATGAATACCGCAATCTTGGAAAACTAAGAAGCGAGATGTTAGACAATGCATCAACAAAACTAAGTCAGATTGAGGCAGAGCAAATTGAGCAACAGAGCCAACAGTTTGAAGCTGAAAAGAAAGCAGTGCAACAAATTCAATCTAGTATCTGGGATAAGTATAAAACAATAATTCCGGGATTCACTAATGAAAATGGTGAAGCTACTGAGGATTGGTCTAAGTTGCGCAATAGATCATTGTCTATTGACTTCAGCAAAGCAGCAGGAAAAGATAAGGCATATGCTGCGTTTGCTGGTGTTGCGTTACCTCACGTAATCAAGGAACTCAACAATGCTAAGAAAATGTTACAGGAACTTACAGGCAAGGAAGCAAACGAAGTGTTGCGCCGACCAAAACTGGGGCAACCAATTGCGCAAAATTCTAGCGAGCCAGAAGATTTCCTTTCTGCTATGAGAAAAATGAAATTTTAATTTTTAGTAAAAAAAGTTTTGACACATGCTGCTTTTTCGGATAATTGTCTCTCGAACTGTTCGAGGTGCATGGTTCTAAAAAGCAGCATTTTCCGTTGGCT